TATAATAATTAATACATTCAAGGAGATACAATGACTGAACGAAGTTTTAATAATGAAGCCAAAATTAAGTTGACACAATTGATTAATGAAGGTTTGGCTGTAATGCACGAAGTTGAAACACTAAGTGGCGGGCTTAACGACACAATCAAAGCTGTTGCTGAAGAATTAGAAATCAAAGCAAGTGTACTTAAGAAAGCTATCAAAGTTGCTCATAAGATGAAATTGGGCGAAACTAACAAAGAAAACGAAGAATTGAATACTATTTTGGAAACAGTAGGTAAAACTGTTTAATGTCTTACATTGACGCATTACACGATAGACAAACTGATAGGATATTTGTTGTAGAACGTAAAGACGGCAAGCGAACTTACAACGAGTATCCTGCTAACTATGTATTGTACTATGCCGATCCAAAAGGCAAGTATCGTAGTATGTATGGAGATCCTGTCAGTAGATTCAGCAGTCGTAAAAAAGCTGAATTTGAAAAAGAAAGACGTATACATGGCAATAAAAAGATATTTGAAAGCGATGTAAACGTAGTGTTTCGCTGTCTTAGCGAACACTATCTAAAAGTTGATGCGCCAAAACTACACACAGTATTTTTCGATATTGAAGTAGATTTTGATCCAGAAAAAGGCTTTAGCCCAACTAACGATCCATTTAATAAAGTCACAGCAATTAGTTTGTATTTGACTTGGTTAGATCAACTTGTAACATTATGCATACCACCAAAGAGTATGAGTGATGACACTGCACAGGATATTATCGATGAATTTGATAATTGTATAATGTTTCGCAGTGAAATTGAAATGTTTGAGGCATTCTTCAAACTAATCGAAGACGCAGACGTACTCAGTGGTTGGAACTCAGAAGGTTACGATATTCCCTATCTTGTCAATCGTGTAACACGTGTAATGAGCAAAGATGACACACGCAAATTCTGTTTGCTTGGTCAGCTTCCAAAAGCACGTGAATATGAACGATTTGGTAAAGTTGAAACAACTTATGATTTGGTTGGTCGTATACACATGGACTATCTACAGTTGTATAAGAAGTACAACTATGAAAGTCGCCATAGTTATAAACTAGACTTTATTGGTGAAATGGAAGTTGGTGAAAACAAAACTCAATATGAAGGTACACTTGACCAACTTTACAATAAAGACTTCAAAAGATTCTTAGAATACAATCGTCAGGATACAATGTTGCTTGTTAAGATTGACAAGAAACTACAGTTCTTAGAATTGGCAAATCAACTAGCACATGAAAATACTGTATTGTTGCCAACTGTTATGGGTTCTGTAGCAATGATTGAAATGGCTATTATGAACGAGGCACACGAGCGTGGGCTTGTAATTCCAGATAAGAAAAAGCGTGACGAAAATAAAACAGAAACAAGTCCAGCAGCTGGTGCGTTTGTCGCCAATCCTAAACGTGGCATACATGAATGGGTAGGCGCAGTTGATATTAACAGTCTGTATCCCAGTGTGATTCGAGCATTAAACATGGCTCCAGAAACAATTGTTGGTCAACTAAGACCAATATTATCTGATCAATATATGCTTGATAAGGGTCGTGAATTAGCCAGCAAAAAAGCACGATATAAAGAAGACGAAAGCGATATTGAAACTGGCAGTAAACTATGGGAAGGAACATTTGGTGCACTAGAATATACTAGCGTTATGAATCAAGAACGGGGCACAGAACTCACAATTGATTATGCAGATGGACGCACTGAAACAAAAAGCGCGGCAGAAGTATGGAAGTTGATATTTGATAGTCATAAACCATATATTCTAAGTGCTAACGGTACAATTTTTAGATATGACAATGAAGGCGTAATTCCCGGACTATTATCACGATGGTATAGTGATCGTAAAGTCATGCAAAAGAAACTTAAAGAGTCTACTACACCCGAAGAACGTGCGTATTGGGATAAACGTCAATTGGTTCGTAAAATTTTATTGAACAGTGCTTATGGAGCATTGTTGAATGAACACTGTCGTTTTTATGACAAACGTATTGGTCAAAGCGTAACATTAAGTGGTCGTCAGATTGTTAGACATATGATGAGTACTATAAATGAAATTGCAACAGGCGAATACAATCACGAAGGTCAAGCTATTGTTTATGGTGATACTGATAGCTGTTACTTTAGCGCATATACAATACTTAAGGAGCAAATAGATAATGGTGAATTGGAGTGGACTAAAGAAAATGTTATCCAACTTTATGATAGCATTGCTGAACAGACCAACGCTACTTTTCCCAGCTTCATGGAACGAGCATTCCATGCGCCAAGAAAGAACGGAGAAATCATCAAAGCAGGACGCGAACTAATTGGTGATCGTAGTTTATTCATTACAAAGAAACGCTATGCTATCAATATCTTTGATAAAGAAGGCAAAAGATTAGATGTAAACGGTAAACGTGGTAATATCAAAGCAATGGGTCTTGATCTTAAACGAGCAGATACTCCAAAGTATGTTCAAGAGTTCTTAATGGATGTACTTGAAAGTGTATTGGCTGGTAGTAATAAAGAACAAGTAATTGAAAAAATCAAAGACTTTAAAAACATGCTTAGTCAACAAGATAGTTGGACAAAGGGTAGTCCAAAGTCTGTAAACAATCTTACTATGTATGGCGAAAAAGAAGCCAATAGCAGTACAGGAAAAGCAAACATGCCGGGACATGTTCGCGGAGCATTGAATTGGAACTATCTGCGTAGAGTAAATGGGGACAATTATAGTATGAAGATTGTTGATGGTATGAAGGTAGTTGTTTGTAAACTACGCAACAACCCATTAAACTTTACAAGTATTGCGTATCCAGTAGATGAATTAAGATTGCCTAAATGGTTTATTGAATTGCCATTTGATGATTTAGAAATGGAAAACACACTAGTCGATAAAAAAATTGACAACTTACTTGGCGTATTGAATTGGGATTTAAAAAGTTCTACAGATACAAATAGCACATTTGATACATTATTTTCATTTGGTTAAACAAGTACTTGATTTTCTTAATTTATTCCACTATAATACACAATATAAATGCCTAAATATTTTAACAACAAAGGAAAAACATGAAAGATAATTTATTAGAATTGATTAAACACACTAACGGCTTGGGCGTTATTGAATTACTTAAAATCATTGGTACCGGCAAAGAAACTAAAATGCTTGCGTTAGCTGATGACCGAACTGTAATCATTAATGGTACATTTAACACTCCTGTTAGTGAATTTATTGGCACATTTGGTATGCCTAGCTTAAGCACATTAAAAACTATTTTGTCAAACGAAACAGATTATAATGAAAGTGCTATCATTACTGTAGAAAAGAACAGCGACGGTGAGCCAACTAATATTCATTTTGAAACAAAATCAGGTGATTATAAAAACGATTATCGTTTAATGGCTAAAGCTACTGTAGAAGATCGCGTTAAACCAGTAACATTTAAGGGTGCTACATGGGCTGTTGAGTTTGAACCAACAATAGATGCTATTGCACGATTAAAACGTCAGGCGCAAGCTATTTCAACACAAGAAACCTTTACTGTCAAAAGCGACGGTAATGATATTCGTTTCTATTTTGGCGATCCTGCTAACCACTCAGGTGACTTTGTATTCACTTCTAATTCAGGTAAATTAACTAAAGCTTGGAGTTATCCAGTAAAAGCTTTTACATCTATTGTTGAATTGTCAGGAGACAATAAAAAAGTTCGCTTTAGCGATCAGGGTGTTGCAGAAATCACATTAGATAGCGGTATTGCAACTTATCAATTTTTATTCCCGGCACTACAAAAGTAATATGATAACTGTCAATCTTTTTAAAATTACAGAAGGTGGTAGTAAAGAAACTATAGGATATTCTGGTACACCAAGTACCCCTTTTGCTAAAGGAGCAGTGCGTTGGAATAACTCCAGTATGTGTTTTGAAATTGATGCAGGTAGTTATTGGCACTCAATGCCTAATTATGTAAACATTGATCTTGACGAACGTACTTCAAAAGTTTTAAACTGGGCAGAAAAGAAAATGAATGAAGAAGTTGAGTTAAAAAGATTAGCAGAAACCAATCCTACAATTAAAGACTTAGTAGATACTATTGAAATTGCTAAACAAAAAATAAAAATGGTTAAAAAATTAACGCAATGAAACAAGTAGACCTCACACTGAGCCAAAGTTCTGAATGGGCATTGTTCTTACCCGCTGTTAGTAGTTTTTATATTAGTGGCTTGGGAAGACAACGTGAAGGAGAAAATTATTTTCCCCCTGAACGTATACCTCAGAAATTTAACGGCGACGTAGAAAAGTTAAACTTTCTTAATAGTAAAGAAGGATTGTTCTATTATAAGTGGGGTCTATATAGTGCAGGTCATGCTAACTTAGATACGACAGTTGATGATCATGGTGAAAGTATTATTCGCAAACGTGAAAAAAATACTTTTATGTTGGGGGATAGTGGTGGCTTTCAGATATTAAAAGGTCAATGGCCTGCTGATTGGAAAGATCCTAACTGCCCACGTGCTATGGCTAAACGCAAAGCTGTTTTGAAATGGATGGACACATACATGGATTATGGTATGTGTCTTGACATTCCCAGTCAATCATTGCAAACTTATGGAATGAAAGACAAAGACGGTAATTCATTACATGGTATACAAACTATCGAACAAGCTATTACTGCTACACACATTAACAACGAATATTTTATTAATAATCGTAATGGTGAATGTAAGTTCTTAAATGTATTGCAAGGTTTGGATCATGAACAAAGTGATGAGTGGTACAATGAAATGAAGAAATATTGTGACCCAAACATCTATCCAAAAAATCATTTTAATGGCTGGGCGTTTGGTGGTCAGAATAAAATCGATATTCATCTTACATTAAAGCGTTTAGTTGGCATTATACACGATGGATTATTGCAAGAAGGTAAGCATGATCTTATTCACTGTTTGGGTACGAGCATTTTAGAATATGCTGTAATCTTTACCGATATACAACGTGCTATTCGCAAGTATCACAATCCAAAATTACAAATTACTTTTGACTGTGCTAGCCCATTCTTTAGTGCAGCTAAAGGTCTTGCATACTTTAACAACAACATTGAATATGGCAAGAAATGGTCATATAGTATGGAAAAAACTGCCGAAAACAAAAACTATGCAACCGATAATCGCAAGTTTAGTGACGCAGTACTGGATGACGGTATCCACAAAATCTTTACAGATAGTCCAGTAACTGATAAACTATTGATTAAAGATTTGTGTTATAGAGGTCATGGGTTTCTTGGTCAACATGGTAAAGAAACAAAAACAAGTTGGGATACATTGAGTTATACATTATTACAAGCGCACAACGTATATCAGCATATGATTGCTGTACAAGAAGCCAATCGTCAATATGAGAAAGGTGTTGTACCTGAAATGTTATTGCATGATGTTCAGGATATCAAGTTTGGCGAACTCGTAGATAAGATTTTTTCATTAAACGATAGACAGAAAAGTTTAGACATGATTGATAGTTATAGTTCTTATTGGCAACAAATTCAGTCTGGGAGTCAGGGATTTTCAGGCAAAAAAACTGTTAATAGCAATACTCAATTTCGTAAACACTTTGAAAATATTGACTCGGTTAAACATAAACCTGAGAAAAAAGTAAAAACCAAATTAAAACCAAATCTAGATTTAATAACGATCGGAGAATAAATGAATTATATAAAATTAATTGAATCTTTAGAAAAGCAAAAAAGAATTCTTAGTAAAGAAATTAGTTTAACTGAACAACCTCATCAGTTAACTAATTTACGAAATGAATTAGATATGGTTATGTCGCAAATTAAACAATACAACCGTTTACAATTTGAAGAAAATTATGAACGTGTTGGCTATGGAGATGAGTAATGGAAGATCAATTAACACAAGCATTGGCAGAAAAAAGAAATCGTATTATGAATCGTGCAAAACGACTTATATGGGTAACTTTTCAGCGTGAAGGCATTCATTGTTATCCAGCTGCTGCTACAGACCCAAATCTAACAGACGTTAGTTTTTTAGCGAACCCACATCGTCACATTTTTCACTTTAAAGTGGCGATAGAAGTATTTCACAACGATAGGGATATTGAGTTTATTCAGTTTAAAAGGTGGCTGTTGAATCTTTATTCAACAACCACACTAGAATTGGATTACAAAAGTTGCGAGATGATAGCAGACGACTTATACGGTATGATTGCGATAAAATATCCAAACCGAGATGTTCAGATTGAAGTTAGCGAAGATGGGGAGAATGGTTGCGTAATTTCATATAACTCTAAAATTTGAGGTAACGCACCGAGAGTAAAACTCTCAGTGTGATGAAATTTATGTTTAGGAGAATATAGATATTCTTTAAATAAACGCTTGATTTCTTCTTCTTTCAAAAAGCACCGGTACAATGAGTCGTAGAATTGGTAAATTATTTTATATTGGTATTTTTTGAAGGGCGAGTTATTATATCGTTTACTTACAGAATTTTTTGTAATTCCAATTTTAATAAATCGTTCAGAATCATTATAAACTTCAATTATGTATAATATACCCGGCAATGACTTCCTATTAGTATCGGCATCAAACCATTGTAAATTATACCCACCGGTCTTGCGTTCGTCAGCACATTTTTTACAACCAACGCCGTGTAAATGATGATCAACAGTAACATGAAAAATACCATGCTTTTTACATTGCACTGGAATTTTATCTTTAATGCCATTGAAATGACATTCGGGGTACTCATACAGTGCGTCATTGATTTTTTTAAGTTCTTCAAGTTTTTTCTTAGTAAGTTCTTTTTGTTTAGAAGCCATCACTTTAACAGCACACGCTTTACATCCGTGCTTACTATTCAAAAATTTCCATGGACTAATTTTAAATTCTCCGTGATCAGGACATATTATGGTAACCAAAGTGTTTGCATTTACATATGAAACTTTGCTATAATTAAATTTATGATTAAACTTGTTAATAGCATCGTTAACGAATTTTTTAGTTGTGAATGGTTTGCTCATATCATTACTTATCATTTCACACTGAGAAATAGATACGACTATATACATTGTAGTCAGTATCCCAGTAGAAGTATCGAAATTAGTGTATCCGAAGATAATGAAAACGGTGCAACAATTCAATATAATTTAACTTATCCATCACAATCAATTGTTATTTAAGGAAGAAAAAATGTCGAGAAATGATCATAAAGTAAATCCCCGTGTCAAACAAATTTTCCAAGACTTGGAAAATTATCTAGCGTTCTGCAAAGAATATGGATATCGTTTTGACGAAGCGGATCTTTATAAGGATCGTAGCTATGTCTGGCGACAGTATAGCAAATTACTTGCTGGTAAACCAGTACGTGATATGTGGGCAGAAAATTTAAAATCGCAAAATTAATATGCATACAATCATAGCTCCGCTTGGTAGTGGTATGAATCATCTTAGATGGTTATTACTATTATCAACGGAGTATGATTCAATGTCAATTATGCCTAATAATTTGACTGAAAAAACTATTTTTATTAAACTAAATGTATATAGGAAAGATAGAAATTGTTTTAATTGGATTAGATATGAATCAATTCATAGATACTTATTGAATAATATAATACAAGTTCATCATAATTTAAAATTAATTCCTAATAAATCTTCTAAATTTTTAGTAATTAATGCAGAACCAAACGACTGTTTAAAAATGTATGCAAAACTCAATCCATTATTAAATGGATTGACAAAAGAAATGTTTTTACAAGAAACATCAGAAATTAACCAAACAAATTCATCAATCAAAGATTCTGAAAAAGTATTATACATTAATTTTAAAGATATATACAAACCTATGTTAGATAAAATCTTATATGATGAAATTTGTGATTTTCTTAACATTACAAATGTATACAAAGAGGCAAATGAAATTCATCAACTTTGGTACAATCTACATATCAAAGCAGAAGAAAAAGTTAAAAACTTTTTACAAATAATGAAACCAATGGAATTTCCCTGGTTGGAAGCACCAAGACCTGTTAATGGATTTAACAGTTCCACTAAAGAACAATGGGAAAGTATGATACATCTTTTAAAAGAACTATATGGAGAAACAAATGCGTAAACTATTTTATATGGGGTTAGAACCTTATAAGGCAAGATATACACTTCAATTACAACAGTGGAACACTGATGTATTTGATCGTAGGGGTATAGATTATGTAGTAGTACCCGGCGATACATTAAGTAATGATCAAGCTATTGTTACTGGTCAAGTATTAGATGCGCATGGTCGTACATATTTCGGCATGAGTCAATTAATGAATTTAATTCGTATGATGAAAGCGGGGGAGGTAAACAATCAAGATGTTGTTTATTTTGAAGATATGTTTCAGCCCGGAATTGAAAGTCTTCCATATATTATGAATCAGTTACCTGCTGAATATTGTCCAAAAGTTTTTGTTCGTTGTTTAGCACAAAGTATTGATCCAGATGATTTTGTACATGTATGGGGCATGAGTAAATGGATGGGGCATTTCGAAAAGATGGTCGATTCATTTGTAGATGGCGTGTTAGCTAGTAATGAAGAAATGGTTGCGCACATGAAGATTGCAGGTTGGCAAGCACCAATCTATAATATCAGTGGCTTGGCATTTGGTAAAAAAGAAGTACAGGGTAGAGTAAACAACAATATTAAGTATTTTTATGATCGCAAAAAGCGTGTTGCATTTTCGGCACGTTGGGATCAAGAAAAGCAACCAGACTTTTATATGGACTTAATTGAAGCCTGGCACAAAAAACATGGCAACACTGTAGAATTTGCGTTGTTCAGTGGCTCTAAACTACGTAGCAATAATGACAGCTATATGGCACGCACAAAACGCTTATCTGATGAAGGTAAACTTAAAATATACGAAGATTTAGATAAAAATACGTATTATGAATTGTTAAATGATACTAGGGTATTGTTTAATTGTGCATTACAAGACTGGGTAAGCAATACTGTTAGTGAGGCTGATAGTTTAGGTTGTAATGTATTATATCCTGCATATCGCAGCTTTCCAGAAACTTTTGCAAATGATCACGAACGTATGTATATACCGTGGTCTATTGATGACGCTATGAATAAATTAGAAACGTTATTATTCAACCCACACAAGAGTATTGGCAAGATCAGTGATTATACCGATAAAACTATTGATCGCATTTGTGATATCTTAGAAGGCAATGGTGATCAATATTTGCGTATGAGTACTGATTACCGAAAACATACCAGAGAAAACAAGTACTAATGAGTTATAAACTACTAATTGCCTCAGGTTGTAGTTTTACTGATGGGAGCAACAGTTGGCCCTATCAGTTGTCGCAAGAGTTAAATTGTGATGTAAAAAATTATGGGTTGTTGGCAACAGGTAACGGTAGAATTAGTAGAAGTATAATTTATGGTGTCACCGAGGCACTAAAAAGTTATAAACCAGAAGAATTATTAGTAGGGATTATATGGAGTGGAAAAAGTAGATTAGATTTTTTCAGATCAAATGTCGATACTAATAATGTAAATATTGAAAAGTCTAAAAATTATAATTGGAACGTTGGAAATTTTAAATCGCCAGATGGTTCTATACCACTTTTAAGTAATAGATTTATTGAGGGTGCAGATAAAAATTGGTTCCCGGTTCATGTAGGTTTTGATAATACTTTTACAGAAATTTATTATAAGTATTTCCAAGACGATATGAATGATGAAATATTAACACTTGAACATATTTTAAGAACTCAATGGTTTTTAAAAATGCACAACATTAAATATTTTATGGGCAAATATTCAGATAATGTTTTATCTGAAGTTCCTAATATTAATACGCAACATTTATATGATTTATTAGATAGGTCAACATTTTTAAAAATAAAAAACTATCAAACTTGGTGTTTTCAATCAAGAATACCGTTTGCAGATAAAGATTTACATCCCACTGTAGAACATCATATTGAGTTTGCCAAAAAGGTATTGGTACCTTTTGTAAATAATTTATAATAGCATTACATGAAAACAATAAATACATCTGTAACACAAAGGTTACAAAAAACAATTGACATCTGCGTAACCAATGATAAATAATATTGCTACACAGCGGTAGCAATATTGAAGTGAATACTTCCGTTGAGCATTAACGATAGATGCTTTGGAGAGAGAAATGTATAAATTATACAAAATCACCAATGCGGTTAATGGTAAAACCTACATTGGAATTACAAAACAAACCTTAGAAGAACGACTAACTTTACACATAAGTCATTCACGAAATCCAAAATATCCTATTCAATACGCTATCAATAAGTATGGTTCAGAAAACTTTAGCATAGAATTACTTGAAGAATCAGAAGATAGAAAGTATATCAGCGAGTTAGAAGAACCTACTATTATTAGATACGATAGTAGAAACCAAGGATACAACATAGCTGTAGGTGGCATAGGTGGAAATCTAGGCCCGGAAGCCTATGCCAAACGCAGAGAAACGATCAACAATTATTCACCTGAACGCAAAGCTGAACACAAAGAACGATTGCGACTACGCAATTTAGGAAAAACTAAAGAAACTGACGCTGGTAGATTGGCTCAATCTGAAAAAATTAAAGGTAACAAGTTTGCCTTAGGACTAACGCACAGCCAAGAAACCAAAGAGAAAATAGGTAACGCAAGTAAAAAACCAAAGTCCCAAAAGACTAGACAAAAGATGAGCAATAGTGCTAAAATAAACAAAAATGGCCAAAGATTCTCATTGTATAGAGGTTGTTGTCTTTGTTGTAAAAGAGAATTTGACTTAGGTAATTTAACACAACATTTAAAAAGGATGAATAAAGATGAGCTTCAATAAGAACAAGTGTGATCCTGAATTAGGTCGCCAGGTGCATGAATATCTAGTTAAGATGGGAGTAGAAACTCCTACTGTAGATAATGGGTTGAGTCGCACCGATAAAGTTGAAATCATTGAACGCAAGTTTAGGGATATTATGGAAGCATTAGGGCTAGACCTTTCCGACGACAGTTTAATAGATACACCTAAGCGTGTTGCTAAAATGTATGTCGGAGAAGTATTTTGGGGCCTCGACTACGATGCATTTCCAAAGTGTACAACTGTAGATAACAAAATGAATTACAACGAAATGGTTGTAGAGCGTAATGTTAGTGTGCAAAGCAACTGTGAACATCACTTTGTAATCATCGATGGTCTTGCAACAGTAGCATATGTTCCCAAACAAAAAGTCCTCGGATTATCAAAAATTAACCGTATTGTTGAGTATTTCAGTAAGCGCCCTCAAATCCAAGAGCGACTCACCGAACAAATCTTCCACACTCTCCAATTTATACTGGAGACTGAAGATGTTGCGGTAGTAATCAATGCTAGACACTATTGTGTTCGTAGCAGAGGTGTAGAAGATACAGGTAGCTCTACTGTGACTAGTCGCTTGGGTGGGGGATTCAAAACTGACCCAGCCGCAAGAGCAGAATTTATGCGGATGGTTTCTTTAACCGACCTAGGTTAAGCGATGTTGAGTACGAAAGAATGATAGGTAATATCATTGTATTGATAATTGTAATAGCTGCCTTTATCAGAGTAGCAAGACTATTACCTAAGAGTGATTGCACATGTGATTGCAATCAAGGCCGCAATTGTAATTGTAAGGATTAACATGGGATACCGCAAACCAGACACGAGTTATTTAGAAAGTACATTAACCAAATTATACATTGAAGTTCAAAGCCCATATAATGATGGGTTTACACAATGGACACTTAAACAAGAAATGTATATGATACACAAACAACTGG